GCTCCTCAAGGCCCTGGTAGGACATTCCATTTGTGATAACCAAGGAAATGTCCTTGGTTCTCAGAAATGGGGACAGCTGATGGGAAGTCCGGTTTCCTTCCCCATCTTGAACCTTGTCAACTTTGCAGTGACTCGGTTCGTGATGGAGACGGCTTACCGAACCTACCTACCGATAGCCATGGCACCAATCCGGGTAAACGGGGATGATATCCTCTTCCCGCTCCCTCCGGGAGCTTACTCGGAGTGGTGTCATTGGGTATCGGCCGCTGGCCTACGCCCCTCCCTCGGAAAGAACTACGCAGTCCGCAACTTCGCCATGATCAACTCGAAGATGTACTCTCTCCCCGAAGACTGGGATCGAGAGACATGTACCGGCCGCCCGACCTATATCCCGCATTTGAACTTGGGATTGGTCAGAGGTCCATCCAAGCCCCACAACCATCAGACATTGTCTGAGTGGATTAAGGGACCAGAGAATCCGTGGTCTCCCTACAATCTGGGAGATAACACGGTTGAAGCCCTCCGGGGATGGGACCCGGACACAGACGTATACTGGCGCATTCATCGCGCCTGTATCGCCTATGCCCGGCCCCTCCTCGATCAGCTTCCTCCGGTCTCTTGGTGGGTCTCGAAAGACCTGGGTGGACTTGGCCTGCCGGGAGGTGATCCAGAGAAAATCGGTGAACATCACCGACGCCTGGCCACATGGTTCTCCGCCTCTGCCCATACGAAGGGCCACGAGGAGCGTGTCCGCTCCCAATGGAGGCATATGCCCATTCCGTTCTTTACAGAACTGGCAATGGAGAACTATGAAGGCCTGCGAGATTCTCTCCGGGTCCCCTGGGTTCGAGTTGACAAGGGCGAAGTCGTCCGTCCAACGCGCGATGCGCTCTCCCAGACCATGATGTCCTACGCACGACTAGGGCTCGACTCCTTCGAGTCGGAACGAGACTTCCTCAAGGGGTGGTACCGTTCCTACTGGAAGTGGGTCAAGTTGGCGGAACTCCTTCGGGGTTCCCTCCAGCCTATGTCGGCGGAGAAGGCCATTGCTGGCCTTCCCTGGGTCTGGTCGAGAGCACCAGTCGTCATTTCCTAGGTGGTGTGCCATCCTCCATCACCTGGTCCATCCGTTCGGGAGCTTTCGGCTCACAGCAAAATCTCTCATTCAGTCGCCCTATGAGGGCCCCCCCTTCCGTCCAGGCTTCGGAAACCTGGGAATCGGGGTGCCTGTTGGTGGAACGCCAACAGGGTCCGGTCTAAGTAAGACTGAAGAGAGTCGCCGCTGTGAAGAGGAGAACTCTTCGGGATTCGCCTTGTCACGTCAACAGACGGGGTGATGCACCGAG